TGTTGTGTTAATTGGTTGTATTTTGTTTGTTTGGCATTTAATAACAAAGTGAATGTGGGATCGGTGGCGAAGTTGGTTAACGCATTCGGTTGTGGCCCGAATATCAGGGGATCGAAGCCCCTCCGACCCCCCCCAAATAAGCTGGTGTAGCTCAGATGGCAGAGCAACTGATTTGTAATCAGTGGGTCGGAGGTTCAATTCCTCTCACCAGCCCATAAAAAATTATTTTTTGTGTTTAGCTCATTTTTTACTTGACATGATGTTCGATACCTGCTAATATAAGAGGTAACTAATACTTAGGAGGTATCGAATTATGACAAAAAAAGAGTACCAAGATTATCTAGTCAAGAACTCAATAGTGAATGAGGAAATAGGTTGCTGGGAGTGGGATAAGGGATGTTCTGGGAATGGTTATGGTATCGTATTTAGAAATAAGATAGAACCTGGAAGGGTAGCACATCGACTTTCTTATGTAGTATTTGTCGGCCCTATTCCAAAAGGATTGTTTGTATGCCATCATTGTGATAATTCGAAGTGTGTAAATCCGGAACATTTGTTTTTGGGCACACAACAAGATAATATGAGAGATATGGTTATGAAAGGAAGACAAAATAATGGTAGTAAACCAGGGAAGGATAGTTGGTGGTATGGCAGAAAGCATAGACAAGAAACAAAGGATAAAATAGGTGTTGCAAATGCTATACACCAAAAGGGTAAAGGCAATAGTCAATATGGTACATGTTGGATATATAATTTAGATTTAAGAGAAAATAAGAAAATACCAAGATTTGAATTAAAGGATTGGGCAAAGCAAGGATGGATTGCTGGTAGGAAGATACCATTTTAATAGCCGGATCGCTCAATTGATTAGGGCAACAGGCTTTGAACCTGTTTATGGAAGTTTGAATCTTCCTCCGGCTTCCAAAATAGAAAGGTAAAAGATGAAAACTGTTTGGGTAGTATATGATCCTCTATACGAAAAAGTTGTATCAGCACACAAAACAGAGGAAGGCGCTGGCAATAGGTGTAATTATGAAGACAATAAAGATGGCAGGCATCAAGGGAATTATTATTATCTATTTGAGTATCAAGAATTTGTAGTAGAAGAATAGAAAGGAGGGATAATGGAAGTATTTGATCAAGATAATGATATAGAATATGGGTGTCAGGTTAAATTACCCCATGTAATTAAATCATGGTGTCCTGATATCGAAGAAGGTGCATGGCAACAAGCATTGAATTTAGCACATTTACCCTTCCTATTTAGGCATGTTGCTTTGATGAGTGATTGTCATCAGGGTTTTGGTTTTCCGATTGGTGGAGTTATAGCAACAAAAGGTGTTATTATCCCTTATGCCGTGGGTTACGATATTGGTTGTGGAATGGCTGCAGTAAAGACATCTTTAACTGAAATTGATCAACAAACAATAAAAAGAATTATGGGCGGACCAAAAGAGTTTAAAGGTGGGGTAAGAGCAAAAATTCCTATTGGGTTCAAACATCATTTAAAAAGGCAGGATGAAAGTTTGATGCCAGAAGGAATAGGGCTTGATTCAGAAGTTGGAGTATACGGTAAATCTGATTTACTTGTTTGCATGGAAGAATATAGAAGCGCCTTAAAACAAATAGGCACTCTCGGGTCAAATAATCATTTTTGGGAGATGCAAAAAGGCGATGATGGGCATATTTGGGTTATGATTCATTCTGGTAGTCGTAATTTAGGGTATAGAGTTGCTGATTATTATAATAAACTTGCTATTAAGTTAAATGAAAGGTGGCACACTAAAGTCCCTAAAAAATGGCAGCTTGCATTTTTACCATTAGATTCAGGTGAAGGCCAATGTTATTTTGCTGAAATGAATTATTGTGTTGATTTTGCATATGCTAATCGTAAGTTAATGATGAATCGCACAAAAGAATGTATTTTGGAGGTTTTGCCAGATACTAAATTTGATGAAATGATAAATATCCATCATAATTATGCTGCTAAGGAAAATCACTATGGCCAGAATGTAATAGTTCATCGAAAAGGTGCAACTTTAGCTCGAAAAGGAACCATTGGTATAATCCCAGGCTCACAAGGAAGTTCTTCTTATATTGTTGAAGGACTTGGAAATCCTGAATCTTTTATGTCCTGCTCACATGGTGCAGGGCGTGCTATGAGTTGTACAGCAGCAAGGAATACACTTAACTACGAAGCAGAAGTTAAGAAGTTGGAAGATCAAGGAATTATTCATACAATTCGAACAGAAAAACATCTTTCAGAGGCTGATGGCGCATACAAGGATATTGAAGATGTTATTTCTCAACAATTAGATTTGATTAAAGTTTTAGTTAAATTAAAACCTTTAGCTGTTATTAAGGGGTAGGGTAAGGATGGTATAAATGAAACAAAATGAATTGGAGAGTGTCATGCAAGAAGAAAAGGTTGTACATTTTAATCTATTCAGTCCAGAAAATTCCTTATTTAAACAGGGGAAGAATACCGCCGCTGAGGTTCAAACAATAACTTGCACGAATTTTGACAACTGCCAATTCATCACCCGTGGGGAATGTGTGTGTCGTGGTGGGTTATTTGGGAAACGATGTCAATATGGAAGTGTTCATAGACAAACAGGCTTTACCCGTCGCGCTCGAAAATATCACTCTTGGTGCAGTGATCAGGCAAAGAAGTATGATGGAGTCCCGTTTTTGAATGCACCCAAAGCATTAGGTATTGTTGGTGATTTTGTATTTTTGCCTTATGCCCATATGGATATGTTGGAACAATTACCATGGACAGGTAGTTTTTTAAAAAAAGAAGATTTCACCATTGAAAACATCATTAGTCTTGTCAAATTTAAACCACAAGCATTGTTCGGAGGTGAAATAAGGGCATATCAAAAAGAAGTCCCCCCATTATTTATGAAACATCTCTCTGAACAGATGCCAACATTATTCGAACAAGTAATTGCTGAAGATGAATATGCAAAATTGCGCTATCAAGAGTTTTCAAATATTGGACGTAAAGCAGTCCTTGAAACGACAACGCCAAATGCCGGTAAATTTAAGGATATTCATGGCGGTTTGTGGACGTGGGATGGGGAGACTCTTCAATCAGGCAATTCACACGCATCTTTTATGTTGGTCAAAAAGTTTAGAAAGTTGACTATTGCTCCAGAAGGAAAACAGGTAGTTGAAATCACGAATGAGGGGCAGGTAAACCAAAATACTGTGTTTGTGGGTTAATAATATTAGGGGGGGGGGTTAAATCATGAGCCATTCAGTTAAAGTAATCATTGTTGCAGATCAAGAAATTACTATTTTAGGTAAAGATATTAATATCCATGATCTCAAATCAATCACTTTGGGTAGTAGTGGCACTATTATTGGGTATGTAGCGGATAATCCAAAAGAGGAGTTCAACTGCAGTGAAGATTATTTTAAAGATATTACAGGAGACAATCTTCCACCAGGAGATACCGCAGCTGACTGCACTTATCAAGCATTCAAATGTAAAGTATGTGGGTGGGAATTCATTTGTATGTATTCTGAAGGCAGTCTTAGATTAGAAATCCTTGATGAAATGAGAGATCATGTTCACTTGCAGCATAAATAACGATTAATGGAGAAATGAAATGGCTAAATGGACATACCCTGATGAAATTGCTATTTCTAAAGAAGGTACTCTTATTAAAGTTTACCAATATGGGGAATGGTGTGCATCATTTGATTTAGCGAATAAACAGATTGAGGCTGTCATATATAGTATAGGGGTTGCATTTGATAGTGGTTCTATTCAAGGGGGTAAAACAACGTTTGCTAAAGTTAAAACAACCCTTGGGTTATTGTAATGTGCCATATATTACCTATTAAGCCCTTTAAAGTGGTTTTAAAGTAACATATATTACCAATTAAGGAGAGAAAATGCTAATAATTAAAGCGTTTGTTAATTACGACCAAATCGATGAGATTTGGGTTCAGAATATTAATGCTCTTGATGATGGTATTTGTGAGTATAAAATACGAAAATCAGAAGGAGACTGGCCTTTGATTACGCATAAACGAAGTGATGGTTGGAGAAAGTTAGCTGTTAAAGTTTTAGAAATTCTTGGGGATGGGAAATGAAAAGGAAACTAGTGTTTTTCTATAAATTTTTTAGATCCTATGGGAATCCTGCATGGCTTGCTTTAATGAAAGCAAGGGCTATTTTAATGAATAAAAAAGTGCATCTTTACCCACATTATGCATTGTAAAGGAGAAGAATAATGCAGAATACCTATGAGAATAAAGCATTTCTATTGGCTCAGATTGAATCCTTTTTGAGCCGATTCCCAATAGGTATGGTTGATGAAAATTTAGTGTATCAAGATGTTAATGAAATACTTGAATTCTACATTCAATTATTACAAGATTGTATTTATAAAGGAGGAGTAAAATGAAAATACGGAATAAAGGAAAATTTTATATTAGTTTTGATTCTATAGATGAAGATATAAACAAGATTGCTAAGGTCTTATCAAAGATGCAATTTGTACCATTGAAAGTTGAGGCGTTATATGGTGAAGATAGGTTTGAGTATTCAGGATATTCTCCATTATTTGAAGAGGTGCCAACGGGCGAAATGATGCCGTTTTATGATGTTCTTGTTAATGATTTTGTTATAGACACAACTGTGTCCGTCAGGAGGAGTTGAAAAATGAAAACAGCAGTATTAAGAAAAGAGATAGTTATACCCGCAGGAACTGTATTTCGTGATTGTGATTGTGATGAAGTTTGGCATGATTATGATAATTTTGAAACTACTGTTGGATTAACAAAAGGTAGTTCAGGTGATTTAGTCTACTGTATAGATCCGCTTGATAAGGATCTTGATGATTGGTTTGAAATTGTATATGTTAATGAGGATTGGGAGAAAAAATAATGAAAAAGCGATTGAATTACATGGGGAATTTGTAATTGAAGATGCTATGTAAGAGGTAATTAAATGCTTGAACTAAACCAAGTTTATGAAGGTGATTGTATTGAAGTGATGAAAGATATTGATGATGGTTCGATTGATCTAACTGTGACAAGTCCACCCTATGACAATCTGAGGACGTACAATAATAGCTCTATTTGGAATTGGGAGATATTCACCGAGATAGCAGAACAGCTTTTCAGAGTAACAAAGAAAGGCGGAGTGGTCGTTTGGGTTGTTGGTGATGCTACCAAAAAGTTCTGTGAATCATTGAACTCTTTTAGGGAAGCATTGTATTTTGTTGATACATGTGGGTTTAATCTTCTTGATACTATGATTTACCATAAAAGTAATTATGCGCCTGCGTATCCAACATTGAGAAGATATGCTAATACTTTTGAGTACATGTTTGTTTTTAGTAAAGGCAGACCAAATACTTTTAATCCCATACAGCAAGAGAAAGTATTAAAAAACTATAAAAATAAAAAATCATATTTCAGACAAAAAGATGGCTCACAAATTCTAAAGATTATTGATTGTGATAGAGAAACAAAAGATGCAGAGAATGTTTGGACTATTTCACCAACAAAAGCTAAAGGTGCCGGAGATCATCCAGCAGTTTTCCCAGAACAACTTGCAAACGATCATATACTATCATGGAGTAATAAAGGTGATATAGTCCTTGACCCAATGATTGGAAGTGGTACAACTGGGAAGATGGCGAAGATTCTAAACCGCAACTTTATAGGTATAGAAAAAGACCCTGAGTATTGTGAAATAGCCAAACAAAGAATCAAAAACCCAGATTACAAACCAACAAAACCAAAAACTAACCAACAACCAGGTCTATTCCCACAAGAAGATATACAAAAGTGGTGTGAGATAAAATAATTCTCCAAAAACAAAAATAAAGCTTGACTTTTCCAAAAGGACATGTTATGGTAATGATAGTTGGTACAGTAAGTAACTCTGAATATACGCCTGAGAGTCCATATGTGGTGACGCATATGGGAGTTTTTACTGACTCCAACTGCTCTCAGGCTTTTCTTTTGGAGGACGTGGTTATGAAAAAACTTACTATTGAAT